GAGCAGCAGGTCGTTGTCGCGGATCTGGTCGACGGTGACGTGGTAGCCAAGCTGGGCGCCGGCTGTGGCGGCCTCTGAGCCCGTGTACGACAGACAGTTGGGGTCGTCGCCGCAGTAAAGCGAGACGGCGAGCGTCCTACACATGGTCTGATCCCAGAGATGTCTAAGGGTATGCCATGTCCGCTGCTTTGACCACTGATGCGGCAGGTTGAAGCAGCCGACGCAGGCGACGAGATCGAACATGCCGGACGGCGGCCACAACTGGAAGGTGCGGCTCGGATGGTCGCTCTCCGCACGAATGACCATCCCTGACGACCAGTCGTAGCCGACATACCGTGCGTCTGCGGGCAGGAGCTCGCACAGTTCCCCTGTGCCGCAGCCCCAATCGAGCACCGACTCGCCCTCCTGCACGTCTAGCGCCTGGACGACGGCGACATGGCGCTCGATCTGCCCCTCACGAGACCAACCGCACGCCGCCCAGGCTTCGTCGAGCAGAGCCATCCCAGACCACCAGTCAGGAGTGTTCAGGGGGCGCTCGACGATGCTCATGCCTTCTCCAAGACGAGCCACCAGAAGCGGCGGCCGTCGAACTGGTTGCGCCAGATCGGGTCGCCGACGTACTGCCAGCCTTCGGGCGCGGGCGGCTGGATCGGGTCGTCGCTCGCGTAGCAGGCCATCGTGACGGTGACGTACTTCTCGGCGAGCGCACAGAACTTTGGCAGCATCTCGGGCAGACGGTTCGCGTACTGCGACGGCATGTCGGCCGAGACGATTTCCCAGGCGCTGCCGTTCTGTGTCTCGACCCACTCGAAGACGTCGGCCTGCAGGTACAGCCACCAGTCGGGGTAGAGCGCGGCGAACGGCCAGAGCGTCTTCTCATCCCAATCGACGCAGGTGACGTCCTCGAGCTCGGCTTCGCGGAACCAGTGCCCGTCGGCCATGCCCATTCGGCCGGAGCAGAACAGCAGCAGACCAGACTCGCAGTCGGCGAGCAGGTAGCGCGGGTAGGTGAACGTCTCCTGATCCAAGTCGACGCTCACGCGACAGCCTCGTAGTAGGCCGCCTTCTCCTGCGCTCGGGCGCCGTGGCGGAAGTGGTCGATGCGGACGTAGTTGAGGATTGGGAACGCGGCGACGTCGTAGGGCTCGGTGAGGTGCTCGGCGTCGCGCAGCTGCCGGTAGTAGGCGGCGAGAGGATGGTTGAAGCGGAGCCCGAGCGTGTCGACGAGATGACGTAGCTGACCGACGACGTAGGGCTCGAGGGGTCCTGCGTCTGTGACCCACCGGCCGGGCCTGAGACAGACCAGATCGGTCGACGGCCTGAACACGCGGAACAGAGGGATCGGCACGCCGGCGTCGTCACCGCGCGGCCACGTCGAGCGCACACCGGGGATGTCGTTCGCCCCGTGGTTGTGCAGCCAGATCATCGAGTGGCGTTCGATCTCAGGCAGTTCGTTGACCAGGAGCTCGTCAGCGTCGATCTTCACGACGAACTCGCCGCCGAGCATCCCTGCACGACGGACAAGCTGCGTCTGCTTGGCAGCGTCAGGACCGCCCGACCAATACTGGATCTCTGCGCCTGCCGCGCGCGCCTCCTCAACTGTCGCGTCGGTCGACCAGTACGCCTCGCCGCCGAACGGCACACCTGCGTCGTCGAGCCAGGCGCCGTCGAGCACCAGCACGCGGCCGCAGCCGCCCTCGAGGAGTGAGGCGACGGCCTGACCGATCCTGCCCTCCTCGTTGAACGCGGAGATCGCACCGACGATCATGCTGCAGCCGCCAGAATCGCGGGCAGTGCCGCTGCCGTAGGGAAGTGGTTGTCGTGCAGGCCGAGGAACACGGGGTAGGAAGCCGAGGCGCGCACGAGCTCGTCCACGTTGTCGTACAGGTAGTCACCCATCGACGACTCACGGAGAAGGGTGCATCCGAGGCTCTTTGCGACTTCCTCCACTGTCTCGTCGCAGGCGGCGTAGGGCGGCCGGACGATCTTCGGCATGAACCCGACCTGCTCCTGGATCACGCCGGCGCACATCGTCAACTCTTTGAGCACGTCCTGTCGGCTCAGGTCGGTGAGGCGCGCGTGGGTCATCGTGTGGTTCGCGATCGTGTGCCCCTCCGCAACGATCCGCTTGACGGTCTTCGGACGGTCGAGCGCAAGGATGCCGACGACGGCGAAAGTCGCTTTGACGTCTGCCTCGCGTAGATGGTCGAGGATCCCCTCGGTGAACGCGGTGGGGCCGTCGTCGAAGCAGATCAGCCTCATGCTGGCACCAGACCGTGCACAGCCTGCATCTCGGTGATCGCCTCAGCCGGGTAGACGGCCGCCAGTTGCGTCCAGACGTCGCCGGTCTCGTTGCGGTTGCCGTAGTGCTGCGCGCAGCCCGCGTAGTTGTTCAGGTTGGCGCGGCTCTTGAAGTCGACGATCGCGAGATGGTCGGTGTCGTGGAAGACCTTGCGGACGCCTGTGTCGCTGACGCCGCTGTCGGTGGCCGCGTCCAGGGCGCGCTTGCGGTCCTCGGCGGCAGGGCGGAAGCCGACCTGCTCGAGCGTCTTGCGGCCGAAGACACGCACGCCGTCACCGAAGCGGATATCGAGGCGCGCGATCTTCGTGCAGTCCTCGTTGACGACCGCCGACAGATGCGTGCAGATCGTCTCGCCGCTGCTCGGTAGACGGATCCAGTTGTGGTCGATCCAGTCGTCCGAGCCGAACGGGACGAAGTAGTCGGCGCCGTGCATCGCCGCGAGCTCGTAGCCGTCGTTGATCTTCCGGCCAAGCTGGTCGTTACTGCGCTCGACCGTCGCGAAGCCCAGGTCGCGCGCGATGTCGAGGTTCTCGTCGTCAGCGATTACGACAGCAGATGCGACGATCGCGCGGTCCTCGAGTGCCTCGCAGGTGCGGACGAGTTGCCGCAGGCAGACCTTCGCGATCTCCAGACGGCCGTGCGCCGGGATGATGAAGCAGAGCGCGCGGCGTCTCATGTGACCGCCACCAGAACCTTCACCTTCCAGAGCACACCCATCATCTGGCCGTGCTTGCCGGAGTCAACGAACGCGATCAGACCAGACGGCACATCGACGAACACGCTCGAGGCCGTCGTGTTCAGCGTCTGGTCTTCCATCAGGACATCCTCGATGCAGAGCGCATCGGACGGATCCATCAGACGCAGGAGGAACTTCTGCGACGCCTTATGGTCGCCGGCGATCCTCGCACGCACGGTGAACACGCTCGCAGCGCGTCCGGCGCGGAACCCTGTCGCATCTGCTTCGCCTGCCGGGTCGCCGGGGTAGATGTCGATCGACGGCGGTGTCGGATTCATGTTCAGGAACGGCCACACCTGAACGTGGATGCCCGCGTTGCTCAACTCGGTGTCGGCGTCGAACGCGCCCTCGAGGATCGTCGCCATCTCGTCGAGCACGCCGATCAGGCTCATGCCAGCCCCCACTGCTCCTTGAGCGGTGCCAGCTTGTTCGCGTGACGACGCCACGAGTCGGTCGCGGTATGCGTCGGGCCGACCTCCGAGCCGAGCCCGAGCAGCCCGAACGGCGACTCAGCCTGCTGCCAATGCTCGACGGCACGCTCGATGTTGACTTCGGCGGCGAGCGCAAGCTGCCAGCCGGTCAGGTCGTTCGTGTCGTCCACGAAGTCGATCTCCGAGTCGATCTCGCCTGCCGCCACGAGCAGCACGCGATCCATCGCCGCCTGCTCCTCAGCGTTCGGGTTCGTGATCTTCAGGATGCGCGCCAGTTCTGCTTGCGTGGCATACGGGGTCGTCGTTGGCACTGGTGGCCTCCTCTCGGCGAAGTGAAGCTAGGGAGAGCCGCCAAGCCGCGAACGACTCTCCCTAGCATTAGTGCCTCGCTTACGAGGCGGTTCCGATCAGCGCGAACTGGTTGCTGTCCACAGCAACCGACTTGAAGGCGCCGATGATGCCGACCTCGACACCGCCGATCGCCGGCTCGACCACACGGAGCTCGACCGGAGCGCCGGGGGTCTCAGCGACGAGCAGCGCCTGCGAGTACGCGACAGCGGCCACGCCTGCGTCGAGCCCAGGGGAGGCGATGACCCGCATCCCTGCGAGCGTGCCTGTCTGGCTCCCGAGGTTCAACTGGCCGGGGGCGATCAGCTGAGCGCCTGCGGCGGACGTCAAGGCGGCTGCCTTGAAGAACATGTCCGGCGCGAGGTAGACGGTGTTCGCCATCCGGCGGGAGTTCGTGTAGACCTCCGCTGCCCCTTCGGTGATCGCGAGGATCCAGTCGGCGAACGTGTCCGTCCCGTCACCGACAAGCTGGTCGGCGATCAGGTTGTTCGACGCTGCCGTCTGGACGACCTCACCGGCCGCCTGCTCGGTCTGGATCGCGTAGGCCTCGGCGGCCAGGTCGAACCAGAGGCGAAGCGCGTCCGGCGTCGACCAGTTGAGCGCCTGCCAGGAGATGTCGCCGCCGCCGAGGTAGGTGTCCGCCGTG